GGATTTAATGTATATCCAGCTTCTTCGACTTGTCCTAGTTCGTTTACTCGGAAGTTAGAAGTTCCGAAGCCAGTTCTCAATCCAATAGGACGAAACTGTGCCATCTCTGATGAACGCTGTCCTGCAGCACGAAGCGCTTCCGCCTGTCCTTTGGCAGCATCTGCTCCCTTGCCTCCACTAATAAGACCACCGGCAATATTAAGCACTGGTCCTGCGATTGCACTAACAAAGCTACCCATGATTATTTGCTCCTACTGTAGATATCATACATTTGTTTATCATTGCCTAAAAAGGGTTGTTCATATTTAAAACCAATTACTTTTGTAAATTTAGTTAGTTTCTTATCTCGTTTATTAATCATTGCAAGCAAAGGACTGTTAACCAAATACTGCAGTATATTTAAGTCTTCTAAATACTTTGTCTTTATCTCTGCTGTCCACTTATGTACATCTGTATGAAACCACAACATTCCTTCAAAAAACTCTAAGTACATTGTGTAGTAGTCTCTAATGACTACAGGTACTTTCATGTTAGGTCTTCATGATAAATGCTAAAGCATAGTAAGGAACTAAGTTAGCATTTGTACCACTAGAACCAGTAGACGAGTTAGTTACAGAAATTCCAGTTACCGCAGACGCTGTGCTTGCTGAACTTGCGGTATCTCCTACAGAAACACCAGAAGACGATATTCCATTTCCAGCACCAGCAGTACCACCGTTGTATTGCTCAACATGAGCGTGTCCCGGGTCTGTGACTGTAGCTGTATGTGTATGACTTACTACAATAGCGTCTTTACTACCACCAGTTTGTGTATTGCTTCCAGTAATAGTTGTATATGCTACCCCAGCAGTATCACTATGAGCACCAATGATAAATCGATTACGCAGATCAGGAGTGCTGTTAGAACCATTACACAATACCCATCCTGTAGGAATCGTAGCAATAGTACCAGACCACATTGAAATAAGACCACTAGGAACTGCATTAGCGATAACAAAAGCAGTCGTAGCTAGTTGTGTTGTGTTTGTTCCAGCAGAAGCCGTCGGAGCTGTAGGAGTTCCAGTCAGTGCAGGGCTGTTGATATCTGCTTTAGAAGAAATAGCAGAAGCTACCGAAGTTAACTCCGTATCAATTTCAGCACCTTTAACAATCTTTCCTGAGTTACCAGTAGGTAATCCATCTTTAGCTGTAAAGTTAGTTGCTTTTGTATAGTTTGCCATATTATGTCCTTAGACTAAAGTCTTTCCTTGCTTAATTGCTACGTCTATTTTCTGAATTGAAACTGGATTTCCATTAATATCTGCTTCTAAGCCTAACTGCATTACAGTTCCTTGACCACCAGCATTAATGTTAAATCGATCTAAAACAATACCGGAGGTATATTCAGCAATGTTATATTCTGTTGATCCGGGGATAGTATCTACAGTAGAGTTATTATATTCGTATATTGTAGCAGCATCTAGATTATATGTGGTAGCTTGATAGCTTTCGGTATAATCAAAACCCCACTTAATAGCGACTGGTTGGTTTGTACCACCAATTAATATCCAACCAATCTTCTTTAATAGTTTAAGATTTGTAGCAGCATCAAAGTCAAAGTAGTTAGTATAATATGCAAGACGATAGCTGGAGGTATTATCAGCATAGCCAAAATACTTACCAATATATCCCGGCTTACCTAAGTATAAGTCTCTAGCTTGTGTTACAAAGAATGACTTAGGTTCAATACTATCCCAGACTGTAACTCTCATAGAACCATCTTGTAGTGGAGCACGAGTGTCAAAACAATATACAAACTTAGTTGTCGGAAGCGTTAATAAATATATAGCATCTCTTTCATAGTAGATGCTTTTAATCTTAGTTAAGTCTGTTTCTGAAAACACAGCAGCCATTAGTTCATCACGAACATTCTTAGAGATATCTCGCATTGGCATGGACTTCTCTTGGATTACTCGCTGCAGACTACGAACTCCTGAGTCAGATAAAAACAACACATCTGTTGCAATGTTCTGTACTGAATCTCTAGCAATACATCCTACATTATAGATAATTTCAACAAGTGTTAACGATCCTGTATCTAAAGGATTAGCATAGATTGCTATGTTCTTACGACCAAAGAATATAATATATCCGTTGTGTGCTGCTGCAGCAACTACAGGATCACCATTAGGTAATACTTCTTGTAGGTTTAAGTACCCAGCAGACCCATTTAAGAAGTCTGTACCAGCTAGTAAGTCGCTGAAATAAACAGTCTGAGTGTCTCCTGAGATACCGCCACACCATATTCTTCCATAAGCAGACAACACCCAGCTAGGCATGAATGTTGCTGTGCTATGATTAGAAGGTAACTTAGCGTCATCTCCTACACGTTGGTAGCCAAATGTACCGCTATCGTGCGAACTAAAAGGATTACCAGAAATAGGTAACTCATGATACACCAACATAGGGTGTGCTGCTTGTGCTAAATATACATGAGCTTGGAAGTCTGTAACATCTCCATAAGACATTGCAGCACCCTGCCAGTTATTAGCTGTAATAGTATAAGTAGCGTCACCGCTGTTAGTAGTATTACGCACTGTCTTAGTAGTCATCGTAGTAGTTCCTACGAATAACTTATTATTACCAGCACTTAACACTTGATTAGTACCACCATCAACTAATTCAAATATAAACTCTACTGGATTACCTGATCCTAAGTCAGTATTAACTGCGGAGTTTACTGTAGTCCATCCTCGTCTTGCACCGATACGACCATATTTATCAATCACACAGTTCTGTGCTTTTAGTGCATAACCAGAAGAAAGCGTAATACTACTCTCTTGTAGATTGAGTCCATAAAACCCCGGTGCTGCTATAGACGATGTTAGTAACTTACTAGCCATTAGACCCAGTTCCACTGAGATTCTTCAACATAGCGATTGGATTCTAATGAAATCGCATCGGATAAACTTTGACGATATAAAGCATAAGTCTCACCAGACTGTACACCGCCGTCTTCGCCACGCTCTGCTTGCGCCCTAGCTAATGCTCCTAAGATTACTGGCTCATCAGGAACCAATAATTTATCAGCATTGACTGCTAAAGGTACTTGTGGCTTAATAATGTTAAAGCGAAGGTTATAAGCACCATTTGGAATAGGGAACAAATCTACTTGGGTATCGCCGTTAGCGTTTGTACCATTAAAGTTATAATACATTGGACTACCCTTTTGTGGAGTCGTCAACAAGAACTGTTGATCCATCCACACAGTAGGAGCATTTGTTACAAAGAAGTTATCAGTGTCGTTTAGTACATCAATTACACGAAAGCGTTGACCAGAACCTGTTAATACATAGTTAAATACATCGGCTGTTGTTGTGGCAGACAGTGTCTCTGATAAAGCATTCCAGTTATAAGAATCCTCAACCATTCGCTTAGAATCATTGACATAACGAGCAATGAGCTTAACGTAGGCGTTATCAGTTACCGAGGAAGCCTCTGGCTCTCGTAAACGAATAAGTACGTCATTAACAAGTTGAATATAGTTCATTGAAGCCATGTGCTATCCTATCATAGTTTGACTGTTTTGTCAAGTAAAATCTCAACAATCCCACTTCTTTAATGCCAAGGCTTTACGAGTAGGTCTACCCTTTTCATCCTTCATCGGACCCTTGACACCGCCCATCCTTGCACAGAAGCTCTTTCGCCTTCCAGCCGCTTTAGGCGACTTTGCAGCCGCTTTAGCAGAAACTGGAGGCTTGAGGTTAGCACCTTCTGTTCGCTTGAAGTAAGCCCTTCCTTTGGCGTTTAAACCACCTTCTGGGTTTTGATATGCTTTCTTTGGCATTATTTCTTCTTTTTAGCTGTTTTAGCAGATTCTTTGAAGTCCTGCGCCGAAGGTGCGCCTTTGCTGCCAACCTTACGCATCTTCTCGCCTGATCCTGCCTTAATACGACGGCGTTTAGCGGCGATATTGGCATACAAGCCGGGTTTAGTAGCCACGTATTGCACCCATCTTCTTAGCTGGCTTAGATACTACCTTAGCACCAGTCTTCTTAGCATACTGCTTAGCTTGCTTCTTACCCTTAGTTGTATAGGGGAACTTCTTCTCTTTTACCATTGGCATATTACTTACCTTTCTTCTTGGGTTTAGGAACTTTAGCTGTTTGTAGTGCAATTGCTACTGCTTGCTTCTGTGGTCTTCCTTCTTTGACCATCTTAGAAATATTCTTACTGATTGTCTTTTGTGACTTACCTTTAGCGAGTGGCATGATTATTCCTTATGCAAAGTTTTGTACGGTACTGCGTTGTTCTAATTCTAGTGTTACAATACAGCTTGCATTCGTTGCACCAGTTTCAATTAATACACGAATCTCATCATGTTCGTCTAAAACCACATGGGCTTGTCCGTCAATACGTAAGAAAGTCTTAGCAGTTAAAGAGTAATCATATACGACAGGAATCTCTACATTCTCAGAAGCGTCATACCAGAATGCTCTGAAGTTTTTAGCAGAGGCTGTGCCGTTGTAAGCATACAATAAAGTCCACTTAGCCATGTTCCTAGTTGGAACAGTAAACATTGTTGTCAATGTATTAGCAGTAAGATTCTTGCCTACGGAATGTGGTCTACTCATTTTCTAAACACCAAGTCAGCCATCCAAGTTACAAAACCACCAAAGACTGAGGCAGCTCCCATGATAGCCCACAAAGAGCCTTTAGACCTCTCAGCCATTGCTACGAGTTTCTTGATGTCGTACTCCATTGCACTTACTTTGGATTCTAAGTTCTCTACAGCGTGAACTAACTTACCGTACTCTATAGGATCTATGTCAGCCATGATGTTATTATTGTGGTAAAGTGTTAATAAATTCATTAGTTTGTTCTTGTGTCATCACAACACCCTCAGAATCTTGCAGTTCTGCACCAGCTAAGACTTCTTTTTTAAACTCTTGGTAATCTGTGTTGGCTGGGTCGAGGGGGATAAAAGCGTTATCTGAAAGTCTTTGAACAGAACTTACTTTGTTTGTAATTGCGTTTTTAATTAATTTATACATAATTTATATTTCAATAGAAAAAGTTGCTGTAGCTGAAGATGCGGCAGCAGAACCAACACTTTGTAATTGAAATTGATAAGTTTTGCTATTAAAACTTGTTGATAGTGTTGATCCTGTACTTGGTGTATATGTAGCAGTTGGCGATGCTCTCATTTCTGTTAAGTAAGTTCCTGTAGCCATTGCATAAGAACTGCCATTACCCCAGTCGCTAGTTACAGTAAAAGTTTGATAATACCTTTGACACAGAACTAACTCTTGTCCATACTGTCGATACTCAAATCCAGTAGCACTAGAGCCTACTTCTAGTTGAACACCGGTAATATAGAATGTTGCTCCGTTTGTGCCTACTACGGATACTGCGCCTGTGGCTGAAGCAAAATTTGAACCAGACCAAGACCCAGCAGTTCCGCTAAGTGTAGACCCTGTTCCTAATGACCATACAAGTTGTATACCAATACCATTGGTGGTTAGCCAAGTTCCAGAAGTATCACCAGCAATAGTGATTGTTTTTTGTTCCCAAGTATTTGCTGAATTAATTGTATAAGTAAATGGATAACTTCTATTTTGTGCAGAATTTCTTAAAGAGCCACCAAATGTACCAGTTAAACTAGAACGAACCCAAAAAGACAAAGTAACTGTTTTGGCATTGGCTGTGCCCCAACCTAAATCGGAAAGATTTAACCCTTCAATTCTTTGTTGAACAGTATATGATTCAGACGAGCCAACAGTATATGCAGAGGATGAAGTGCAGCCCAAGTAATTTATAAATCCTTCTGGAGGTGTAACAGAGCCAGCATTTTGTTGCCCTGTAAATTTTGAAGCAACGCTACCAACAATTAAAAATCTATCAACTGGATATTGGTTGCTAGTGCTTTGAGTAAGACTAGCAGTCCCATATTGTGCTATCTGCATTGCACCATTGATGATGCGGTTTTTGATGCTAGAAGAATTACCAGCGCCTAAAGATACACCTGTTATTGATGTATTTATTTTATCTATAGTTGGCGTTGTTATTGTTGGGCTTGTTGCTAATACAACAGAACCGCTACCAGTAGATGTAGTTGAACCTGTACCGCCATTCGCTACTGGTAAAGCTGTACCAGAATATGTAAAAGCTAATGTACCGCTAGTTGTAATAGGACTTCCAGAAATACTTAGAAATGATGGGACTGTAGCTGCAACACTTGTTACTGTGCCTGAACCTGCTGCTCCATTTGATGCTGCTGTAATACGTCCTTGTGCATCAACAGTAATGCTTGCAAGTGTATAAGAACCAGCAGTAACAGCAGTATTAGCTAAAGAGATAGAAGGAGTTGCTCCTCCGCTTGATACAATAGGAGCAGTGCCAGTTACGCTAGTTACTCCAACAGACACATCTCCTGAACCTAGTAAACTTGTACTATTAACAGTTTTAATATTTGTTCCGCTTACTAGTGCAGCTTGCTTACCATTAAATGTAGTCCAATCAGTAGAAGTTAAATAACCGTTTACGCTAGTTGTAGCTGCAGCCATACTAATAGCTGGAGTTGTACCCCCTGATGATACTACTGGAGCAGTACCAGTTACAGAAGTAACAGCAGTTCCCCAAGATGTGTTAGTACCGTTGGTGGTTAAGAACTTACCAGAGTTACCTGTTTGACTTGGTGTATAGCTTGCTGCTAAGGTTGCACTGTTCGCTGCGTTGGTCTCAGAGGTTGCTGCAGCACTGGCTGAGTTACTTGCGTTAGTGGCTGAAGTGGATGCTGCAGATGCGCTCGATGCAGCGTTAGTTGCTGATGTGCTTGCACCTGATGCAGACGTAGAAGCAGCAGACGCAGAGTTACTAGCGTTAGTTGCTGAGGTGCTTGCTGCGGAAGCAGAATTACTAGCGTTAGTTGCTGAAGTAGACGCAGCAGATGCTGAGTTAGAAGCGTTTGTAGCGGATGTAGAAGCGTTGCTTGCAGATGTTGAAGCTGCACTTGCTGAACTTGCAGCGTTACTTGCTTGAGTGCTTGCAGTAGATGCACTATTACTTGCATTAGTAGCAGATGTAGCAGCGTTTGTTGCTGAAGTCTGTGCTGCTGCTTGAGCTGTTTCAGCAGCTACCTCTGCAGCAATAGCAGCGTCTTTAGCTTGAAGTGCTAATAAGACTTCGCTAGAAGCATCTCCTACAGCATCACCAGATCCGCCGGGTCCACGATAAATTGCCAAATCTATCTCCTTATTTGTTTAAATACACTCAGCGAATGCACTTAAAAAAAGACTCCCAGCCGAAACTGGGAAGCCTAGGAACTACTATTAGCCGTTTACAGCCAATACAAAGCCAGTCTCAGGACGTACTACTTTAACACCGTAGAGGGTGTCAGCAGTGTACAGAGTAGACAAATACTCTTGTTTGTACTGAGTCTGTGAACGAACAGACATTTGCTCAGCCAATACCATTGTATCTTTATGAGCCAAGATAGCTGCTTTGATATCGCCACCGACGCTGTTTTGAGCGTCAGTCTCGATGATTGGGCAGTTGCTTGTTACATAGATGTCGATACCATACAACTGACCGATCTGACCGTTGTTTACACCACGACCATCAACGAAATCAGAGCTATTGTAACGATCAATACCCATGATAGCTGCACGGAGTGATGGAGGAACTGCGAAGAAACGACCATCCATTGGGGTATCAGCATCATCCATGAGCTTGATCAAGGCACGGAAGCCAGCGTCAGTGAATACGTCAGCAGCAACTACAGTGTCTTCTGCGTAAGCAGTTAAACCAGTAGATACGTCGATGTAATAGCTGGTGCTGTGTGTCCAGTCAGAAGCGTCACCGTTACCAAAGGACTTACCTAAAGCAAACAGTGTGTCGTCAACTTTCTTAGCCAAAGCATAGCCAGCGTCTTCTGTGTAGAAGCGACGGAGTGATGCCAAAGCCTGAACTTCAACGATGTCCTCGATGAAACGTGAGTACTCAAAGTGCTGGTCGATAACGACGTTTACTTCGGTCTCTGTGTCAGCTTGAATACGAACAGCGTTGTTAGCTGTCTTAGCAGAAGCAATTCCACGTGTTGGCTTTGGAATGTGGAGCGTATCGCCCTTCTTACCACGCATCGTCATTTTGTTGACGAGGTTTGCCAATACTAGGTTCTTCTGATAAGCAGCGATTACTTCGTCAGACCAGATTTCTGGGATAAACTTATCTGCTGCT